CGTACCTGTGTCAGCGACTCCCAAGAGCTAAGACCGTTCGGCCTTGTGTCAATCGTGACTAGCTCTATCGAGTCTGTGTCTAAGTCCGTGAAGACCTGGACGAGTGTGTTTCTGTCCTTTGACCATAACTGGCGGTATCCGACTATGTGAAGCATTCTGTCCCCTTCCCGCTCCGTCATCATGTTTACAGAACGGGAGCGTCAAAGTGTGGATATGCGAAAGCGCCCAGCTGGGGACAAGCTGAGCGCCTTCTAATCTGAATCAGCGTGAACTATTCAGACTGCTTCGGCTTGGGCAAAGAGCGCCACATAGCCTCAAATTCTTTTGCGTCCGTCCAAGTGTTCTCAATTTCGACGTGCAACCAGTTACCGCCACGGCCTGCCGATTCTCGGGCGTTTTGATAGACCCGAACCCCAGCCTGGCCAGCTCCGCGACTGCAGCGGTAGCCCCTGCCGAACTGCCCGAAACGGTAGTCATGGATTTCGGCGATACGAAGGCTCTCAGAATGCTCTAGAAGCCACTCCCAAGCCTCTACAGCGCTTCTTCTGCCCGCTTTGGTACTTGGATACCCAATATCGCAAGCGAAGCCTGTGGCGTGGACTGAGAGAGCGCCTTTAGCGGCGGGGTTTCTCATAGGGCGATTCACATAAATTCCAAGATTCGAAAAGCCCCAGCGCCGATTGCAAGCCTTCACGAACCACGTCAAAACGGGACTGGCTTTCTTGCCGTCCCAAGCAGGGTAGAATGGGTATTTACGCGGCATTGTTTCCGCGTCCGATACTTGGATCACCTGGGTTCGCCCAACGCATAATTGGCGGGATTGCTGCAGCCCATAAAGCGTGACAGGTTGCTTTCCAATCGTTAGTGGCAACCCATACGGGAAGTGCAGCTGCTACGAGCGCTCGAGCGTATGACGTGAGCGCGGCTTGGAGTTTTGGGTTGAGTGTCATTTGTGGCCTTTCAGGTGGTCGCGGAATAGGTCGGCTAGGTAGTCGAGTTTTTTGGAGTTTTCGCCGTGGTCGCGGTTGTTTTGTCGGCGCATTAGTTCAAGTAGGCCGACGACGACGGAGAAGCCGCCACCGATTAGGGCGATTAGTACGGGTTCAGACATCACTAACTTTTCATCCCATAAACTTGAATAGTGCCTGTGAGCGTTCCCGATACAGGCTTAATAACAAAGCCTGTAAACGCTGTTGTCGTATCAACAATATGGTTCACCCAAAGCGCTAGTGCTGATGAGGCGTCTTGTGCCATTGACTGAAGGTTTGTTCTGCTTGCAGTTGTATTTGGGCTAAAAATTGTTATCTCATTTGTTGATTTGTTGGCAACAGTTGCGGAGTGATTGTTTACAAATGCTGAAGTAAGAGTGCCAGCAAAAAAGTTTGTAAACACGCCACCGGTTGATAAATAAAATCCGTAACGGTTATAAGTTGCAGACGTATATTCGGTATTAGTACCTGTGTAAAACACTAAGTTATGAGACGAACTTGCAGAACCTGCTAATGAAATCAAAACTCTGTAATTTTGATAATTACTAGAAAATACTGATTCCATTGGACAAGTTGAGGCAGTTGTAAACGTGGAAGATTTGACTAGCCACAGCCCGACAGCGTTCATATCCGCCGCCGTCAAAACCTCACCCGTAGCAAATGTTGGATAACTCATACCTAATAACCTAACTTGTTGAAATCGAGCCTGCCGTAATTCGTATTATTCAAAATCAAATACGAATTCAGATCAGCACCCGACAAATGGAATGTAAACGAGGACTCGCCCGGTGTCGCCGACATCGTGACACCCTCCACCACACACTGATACGTAGTGCCACGAAACGCCACAGAAACCTGACGGCCAACCGTCTTACCGAACTCGCTGTTTTCACCCATTTTGTCTAACTGAAAACTGCTTTGGGCGTCACCCGAACAAGTCACAGAACTAATCGCAAGCGCAGCTGTGCCGTAGTTAGCCAGCAGATAATTGGCGTAGTCGGTTGCTTGCGCGGTGCTAGCGCTCAACGTGTTTGTCTGGTAGGTGCGGTACGGCAACGAAGCGCCAACCTGCGTCACCGTGGCCGCCCCAAAACTTTCAGGGGTGACCGTTACCTGTGTGTAGAAGTTGTCGGCAAGGCTGTCAAAGTTAATTTGGTTGTACACCTGATTAGTGGCGTTGTTGGCGGTGTCCGAAAAGTTGATAGTGCTAACCGAGTTGTAAAACGGGGAAATGACTGTTGATCCGTTGTAGGCGATGCCGTCCCACAAACGACTGTTAGTGGATTGGCAAGCGCGATTCACCCAATCACCCCACGAGCCGTTTACAGTCGTAGACGCCAACGGTGTAGCGGTGCTTAACGGCAAATAACCAAAGTTCAACCCCGTCTGGGTGTTGGCTAGCGAAAACTGCCCAACAATACTGTCGGCAGGCATCACATACCCGTTGCCTTGCATACGGCCAACCGCAGCAAAAGCCCCTTCACAAGAGACCCGCAGAAAGTCAAGGTTGCCGACACCAGCCGCATACGGCATCCCGTAAACAGCCGTCACATCGTTTATTTCGCCGTACCAAATCGGGTAAGACGTAGCCGTTGAATTAGAAATACGAATGAATGTGCCGGTCACCATCTGGGCAATCGGTGTTGCGAAACCTGTGGGGTAGCGCATCTCAAACGACGCAGTCGAAGCGTTTACCTGATCTAACTGTGCGCGTTTACCAATGTTGATGTTTACAGTCTGAACATTGGTGAGGTTTGTCCAGGTGGTGCCATTGGTGGAGTAGGCAACGGTGTACGACTGCAGCGCCATTAGAAGATGTTGCTCACTCGAATCGGCACAGAACCGTTTTGGCGCATATAGGTACGCAACGCCGAAACGACCGCGTTAGGGTCACCGCCGTTTACATTGATCGTGACGTTATTGCCGCCACCGCCGGTCATTTGGTCTAGGCGTGATAGTGGGATGACGGCTTCGGATTCGCCGCCTTCGCCGATCATGGCGAGCGTTGGGCCTGTGACAATGCCGCCGTTAGCCAGCATCGGGATGTTCGGTACTTCGAAGCCTTTGCCGCCGACACCGGGAACCCAGCCGGGAATCTTGAACGACAGTTTGCCGAACGTGTTGTTCCACGCGGCTGCGATGCCGTTAAAGATTGTTTTGACAACTGTAAACATTAGTTGGAACGCTGGGATGGTGACGTTGTTGATGTAGAACTTGATAGCGCCGAATAAGGCATCAACAATGTTGCGGAACCCTTCAAACTTGAAATAGGCCGCTGTGAGGGCCGCGCCAAGTGCAGCAATACCGATAGCGATCAGGGTGATGGGGTTGGCGGCTAAAGCAAAGTTGAGCGCAATAATGGCCGCTGAGATGCCAGCAATAGCGCCAGCGATACCCAGAAAGACTTTGGGGTTTTCTGACGCCCATGTAGCAAACTTAGTGAGGTACGGCAAAATCGCCTCAATAGCAGGCAACAACGCCGCGCCGACAGATTCCTTAGTTTCATCGAGCGCCAACTTCATACGGCCAAACTGACCCGCCGCCGTGTTAGCCGCGTCCGTGGCGGCACCACCCGTGGTCTTGCCTAACTTGGCCATGACCTCCTCAAACGATGCGCCGTCCTTAATCAGTTGGCGATACTCAGGCGCTAAACGGCCAAGGGCGGTCATGTTGCCCCCGTACGCCTTCTCCAGAGCGCTCACAACGCTCTCTAACGGCTTTCCCGTGGCTGCGGCTATGTCCATAGCCTGAGTGGCTAATTCCTGCGCTTTAGTGACAGAACCCGTAGCCCTCGACAACTTCGCCAACGCAGGACGCAACTGATCATCGGCAACACCCAACAACTGACCCTGCGTAGAAATCCAATCCTCCGTGGCGGCAATCTGAGCATCAGTAGCGCCCGTAGTTTTACGCAAGTTATTGGCTAACAGATCCTGTGCTGCTGCGTCCTCGATAGCGCCTTTCGTGGCGTCAAACAATGCCGCCCCAACACCAGCCAACGCCGCTGCCGCTGGGATGGCCGCTTTCTTGATAGCGAACTGTGCTTTCTGGCCTGCCGTTTCAAGTTGGGCGAACTCTTTGCGGGCTTTCTCAATGCCGTTACCAGTGAACTCGGCAATGATGGGAATACTGATAGCCATTAGCGCAACTCCTTGTTTACACGGTCAATTACCGCTAACACGGCTTTTTCCATCTCTTTGGTGACTTCACCCTGACGTTTGTAAAGCGATGGGCCAAGGATGCGGGTACGACCCGGCGACAACTGCCCCAGCGAGTTACCAAGGCTGTTGGCGTTAGCACGGCCAGCACCTTCGAACACTGCAGCTGCATAATCCGACCCAACGTAGATGGCACAGGGAACGACCCCATAGCGTCAAACGACGCAAACGAATCCACGCTTCCTCTTTCCCTGTAACAGGTGGCGGCATACATGATTGTCCCTAGTTTGACGTCTGCGCTAGGCACAGTAGTCATTGAGTCGATGTAGCCAGCCTCACGGCGTTTGCGGTAGCACCAAGCGTTGCTGGCGTTTACACAAACTGTGACGAAAGCGGTGTCGTTTGCGGTTGCCACGTCAATACCGAGCCACGACAACACATCTGAGGCGATGATCCACGACACAGATTGTGTGTAGGTCAAAGTGCCAGATGCCGCCCCGTAGGCCACGTCTGTGCCGGTGTTGGCGTAAACAATTTGGTTTGGGCGGGGAATGTCGTAGTCAAACAACAATTCGCCCTCTTGCGTGGTGCCTTCGAAATAGTACGGCTCTGTGGAGATGACTACTGCGGTGGCGTTGAATCCTGTGGTTGCGACGCCTGAAATGGTGACGGTGTCGCCCGTTTGAACCTCAAGGTCGGTCAGGGTCTGAATGGCGGCGTAGTTATCCGTGCGTTGTACGAACGTGATTGTTGCGACAGCCATTGCAGACCCTTCCCCTACCTAGTGAACGTTTACGCGAATGTGAACTTGACGAACTTGGTTTCGTCGATCATCAATGCTGCGAAGTAGCCACGGAAGGCGATTGTGCGTGACAGCGTTGATGGTGAGTCAAGGCTGATTGCACCCTTCTGCTGTTCGTACAGTTCGTAACCCGATGCGTCACCGACGATGCAGGTTCCAGCTGCGAAGTTGCGGTCTACAACAACTTGCAAGCCGAAAGCG